AGGGACTTAATAATGGTGGTCCTATAAATGGAGGAGGGAAGAAAAATGGAGGTACAAATCTTAATAATCTGAATATTTTTGGTGATGGTGTTGGGGCAGGTGGGGCTGGTACAGGAGTTGCGGCATTTCTACATGCAATAATATTGGGTAATAAAATTTCATCACCAGCATTAAAAATAAGTCCATATGAATCAATATGATTTTTATTTGCACCAATATTAAAAACAGACCCACTATTATTTGGATTTTTATTTATTTTTATTATAGCATATAGAGAACCTGCTGCTGCTCCGACTCCTGCGACTGTATTACAAGAGTTAATTCTATCTTTATCAGACGCATCAAGAGTTATACCAACTTCATTTGATAGTGTTTGTGCAACAGCATCTTTAATTACAAGGCCTCCTGCTATTGCTACTTGAATTAATTCTAATGAATTAATCGCTCCAGCTGCAGCTGCAGCTACTTTTTTTACAATCAATTGGTTATCACTTAAAAAAGGTAATATATAAATTTGAGCCATAATATATAATATACAAATAGAAATAAAATTGATTTATAAATATTATAATTTAAATTATAATTTACTAAACATGTATTCTAAAGAAATTTTATTAAAAGATGTTAAGAAATCTTGGTTACCATTATTAGATAATCAAGANCTTGATAAAATAATAAAAAAATTAAACACATATAAAACAACTATTTATCCTGAACCTAAGAATATCTTTGAATGTTTTAAATATTTCGAATTAAATGACACTAAAGTGGTATTCTTAGGTCAAGATCCCTACATAAATGAATGTGAAGCCATGGGATTATCTTTCTCTGTTCCAATTAATTGTAAATTACCTCCATCTTTAAAGAACATCTATAAAGAACTAAATATAGATTCAACTAATGGAGATTTAACTAATTGGGCAATATCAGATCAATTCTTAATGTTAAATACTTCCTTAACTGTATTCGCAAAACAATCAAACAGTCATACTGATATTTGGAAAGATTATACTGATCAACTCATCACAAATATATCAACATATGTTCCCAAAACAATATTTTTATTATTGGGAAATCATGCGCAATCTAAATTAAAATTTATTGATTCAAAACACATAATTATAACTGGAGTNCATCCTTCTCCACTTAGTGCNTATAGAGGATTCTTTGGTTCTAACATTTTTGAAAAATTAGAAAAAGAATATAAAAATCTATTTAAAAAATCCATTGATTGGAGTTAATTTATTTTCTAGAAGTCTTCTTTGCTTTCTTTGTTGTCTTCTTTTTTGCTCCTCCCTTCTTGGATCCCTTTCTTGATCCCTTTCTTGATCCCTTTTTAGAACCTCTTTTAAGTTGAGGATTTGGTCTCCCACTTTCAGAAGCATAGATCGCACGCATTTGAGCAAGTGCACGTTTGTAAGGTAATCCACGTTTTGAATAACACTCTTTCATATCCGATTGTTTACATACTTTGAATCCGTCAGATACTGGTTTTATTTCATATGGCATTTATATATTTGTTTTATATATTTGTGTTATAAAATTCTTTTAACGCATATAAATATTTTAATTTATATTTTAAATATTTTTTGTAAGATCCACCTTTCTTTTCACTTGCGGTTGGTTCTGGAGTTTCTGATGCTCTAAATGTTTTCTTTGGTTTTTCTTCACTTGTTTCTGTAAGTGTATCTATATTGGAAACTATTTGTGTTGGTTTTGCGGGTGGTTTTTGAGCATGAACTGTTGGTTTTTCTTCACTTGTTTCAGGAAGTGTATCTATATTGGAAATTACTTGTGTTGGTTTTGCAGGTGGAGGATGTATTAAGTGTTGTTGTGGTGTTAAAGCAGCTATTGGATCAAATGGTTTCGGTTGTGGTTTTTCTGTTGATGTATCTGGAAATGTAATATTTATTTGGTTTTGATTCATTCTATACTAATAAATTATATAATAAATTATATAATTTATAAATTAATTTTATTTTTAAACTCCATCGATATATTCATTTTCTTTGATTTTGATACGTGGCAAAATATTAATCGCCATAAGTTCTTGAAACAATAGTTTTGTCGCATATGGAATTTCTACTAGTGATGTATCTGTATTATTTTTACAAGCTGAACAGATATAAATTTCTTTATCAATTATTTTACTGGCTATTAAACCACATGTATTGCAAATATGAACTTGATATCCATCTGAACAATTAAACATTCTTTCTCTTAAAAATACAGATGCTCCATGTGATGTCATTGACCAACATTCCATCTCCCCGAATCTCAGACCCCCATCTCGTGATCTGCCTTCGGGTGGCTGTCTGGTAAGTGTCTGCATAGGTCCTCTCGCACGACCATGAATCTTATCCTTAACTAAATGCTTCAATCTAGCATAAGCAGACACACCAACGAAGATTTTAGTCTTCATTTTAATACCAGTATAACCACAATACATTTCTTCTTCGCCATATTCTTCAAATCCATTTTCTTTTAGAATATCATTTAATTCTTCTACATTTGTTTTTCCAAATGCACTTCCATCAATAAATTGTCCTTTAATTGCTCCAACTTTTCCTGTAAACATTTCGAGTAATTGACCGACTGTTTGACGTGTAGGTAAGCAACAAGGATTAATAATAAGATCTGGAACCATTCCTGATTTTGTATAAGGCATATCTTCTGCATTTAATAGTGCTCCAGTAGTTGCNTTTTGTCCAAAACGAGAAGCATATTTATCTCCAATGCCTGGAACTCTTTCAGATCTAACTCTCATATTATACATTTCATATCCTTCATTATCATAAATTCCATTCCAAACTTTATCAACAACACCCTTTGTATTTGATTTATAGATTTCACTCTCATCTTTGAATACTTTGTTGTTGGCATTTGGTTGAATTGGACTTACTTTACCTATAATAAAGTCACCATTCTCAATTACAGTCTCTTCTGGTACAAATCCCTTTTCATTCAATTTATCGTAGTTNCCATCCTTCATACCAGTTGTTTTTGTAGGATCTGGTTTCATNAATACTTCATCTTGTGATGTAGCAGGATTCTTTTCTAAACTAACTTTATATTTTTTATATCCTGTCGCTCTGTATAATCCACGATCAACAGCAGTTTTATTAATAATCATACTGTCTTCTTGATTGAAACCACTATATGCAGCAATAGCAATCACAACATTTTCAGTATATGGTACATGAACAGTATTTAAATAGTTTACTGATTTTGTTCCAACCATTGGTCTCTGAGGATGATATAAGACAAAACTAATATCACTTCTATATCTATAATTTGTTGCATAAATACCCATAGATTGTTTAATGTGTGAGAAATACACAATGTTCTTAGTTGAATAGTTATTTTCTGGGAAAGGTTGTAATGACGCAATTGATCCCAACATTAAAAATGGATGTAATTCTGTATGAGTATAATTTATATATACTGTATCATTATAACGATTAAGAGTATTTCCAATTGGATTTGCATCCTTAATTATAATAGACTTCTTTCTATTCTCATTTTCTAAATTATCAAATTGACACGCAATCATTAAGTTATCAGTTGCCTCAATATCAATGTATTCAACAACATCTGGATATTTAGAAATAAATTCATCCCAAGACTTCATTGTCTTCGTTTCTTCTAACATCTTCTTTGTTAATACAAGTTTGTTATTTTGAACTTTTAATAATGGTCTGTATAAACGCCCACCATCACAATAGATTTTTATTTCTAATTTATTAATATCAAATGTTATACCTACACTTGGATGTAATCCTTGATTTCTTTTACTCTTATCCAATATTTCCTTAATTTCAAAAGGCTTATTTGTTAATCCAACTAATTCTCCATTTAAAAATACTTTAACATATTGTTTTATCTTTATTGGCTCAACATCCTGCAAGTTAAATAATTTATCTTTCAATAAATCTTTTATAATCGGAATATGAGAATATAACATTAATGATATATTTGAGCTTAATGATAATTCTTTAACTAAACCAATCTTTTGACCCTCTGGAGTGGCATTGGGACACACAAAGAATGCTTGGTAGTTATCAGCATTACGGATTGTTGTAATTTTATTATTTGAAGTATCTAANGANGGTGTTAAGAATCTTCTAAAATATGCATTTGTNTGTAGATACGATATTCTTTGTAGTAATTGAGCAACACCCTTTCTCTTAGGACTCCAAGAACCAGTTGCTAAACCAGCCTTTAATCCATTCTCAATAATATTTGGTTTAATTTGTGTTATAACATTTATAGGTGATTCATCACTAATATTCTTTTTATTGAAAAACTTAGCACAATCATTTAACATTTTCTTATAATGTTGCTTGAATAATATACCCAACAATACTCCAATATGATCAATACGTTTATTTAAGTAACTATCACGATCATCAATTTCTGTTCTTTTTAAAACAACATTTAACATTTTATTACACATATAACCAATATAAATTGCTTTGTTAATCAGATTTTTACCCATATGAGGTAATAAATCATTTTCTAAAATTTTAACAACATGCATTCTCTTTTGTTGTTCTCTTATTGCTTCATCAGTTTCTGAATATCTTTTGTTTGACTTTAACTTTGTTGTTAAATATTCAATTGCATCCTCTTGAGTTCTAATAACTTTAAAATTTCCTTTAATATCACGAACTTCAGATAGAGATTTATCTAATGAATAACGTAACATATTTGTCATATCAAAATCATTAATATCATATACAATATATTTAATAATATCATAGTCTGATGTAATTCCTAATGCTCTTATTAAAACAAATAATGGAATTTCTGAAAATTGATTTGTTAAACATACAATAGAATCATTCTTTTTTAATTGTAACAACAAAACATTAACCATTCCTAAAATATTTGATTCCTTTGAATTTACTTGAATTTGATACATTACATTATTTTTATAAGTATTATCCTTTTTAGTAAAAACAAGAGGTTTATTAGAACATATTTGTTCATGAGGAAGAACAACTTTTTCTCCTCCCTTAATAATGAAATAACAACCAGGATCATAAGGACACTCTGTATTTGGTAAATCTTTTCTTAATGTTGTAATACAATATTTTGATTTAACCATAATTGGAATCTTCGCAACTGGAGTTTCCTTTTCTTCAGCAATTACTTTTGTAGTAGTCTCTTCTGTCTCCAAATCAATTATTTCAAGTATTTGTTTAACATCTGCGACTAATTTGGATTGATAATCTAAATTCTTAATTCTGGCATCTTCTGGGAACATCAATTCATCATTATTTTCGTTGATCGGAGGTTTTAATCCAATATTATCAAATTGAAATCTATGCCGATATATTTTATTATTAAGATATTTTTCATTAAAAATATTTTGACCTTCTTTTAGTTCTTTGTATATAATTTCTTCTATAAATTGCGCAAACGAATCTCTGTTTGTTTTGTATAAGTCATTTTTCATTAATAGATCAATTAATGAATAAATATTTTCATTGTTTACTTCTTGACTCATAATTTTAGTATATATAATTATCTTTATATTTAAATAATTTGTTAATTCAATTTTTATGAAATTTTATGTATAGATTATTATAGATAACACAATTATAATATTATGCTGAAAATGTTCACTAACACAAATCTTACCACTCATGATCAAGAAAAGATCAAAGAGTTAGACAATTTAATATTAGAAACATTGGCAAATAACAAATTAAATAATACATCCAAAATACAAATTGATAAAAAAAAAGCAAAAAAAGTTTATAAAGAATTAAACCAATTTGTAATTGAAAATAAATAATTTCTTAATTATAGTATATATATATAAATGACAGACAAGTATGAAGAAAAGTATTTAAAATACAAACAAAAATATTTAGAATTAAAAAATCAAATCGGAGGAATCGGAGAAATTATAGAAATTGCGCCAGAAGCTAAAAAAGCAGCAGCTGAAAAAGCAGCATCTGAAGCTCATTACAAACTTATTAAAGAAAAAGCAGACGCAGAAGTTCATGACATATTTATTAAAGAAAAAGCAGTAGCAGCTGAAAAAGCAGCAGCAGCAGCAGAAGCTCAAGCATCAGCAGAATCTCACGCAGCAGCAGACGCTCTTTACAGATCTACTAAACTTACAGTATTACCAGATGGAACTACATTTAAATGTTTTAAATGTATTAATAAGCAAGGAGACANAACAGGTCTAAAAACAGGTGTAATTGTAGGTAAGACGAATGAGACTAATAATTTACAAGAGATTATATATAAAGTTGTTTTTTTTGGTGAAGATAATATCACAACATTAAAAAGATCTGAAATTACTCCTACAGGAATAGCTGGACTCGCCGCTGCTGCAGACTTAGCAAAGAAAAATACAGTAATTGGCGTCGTAAAAGCAGCATCTGCTGCTGTATCTGCTGCAAATACTGCCGTAGATACATATAAAAAAGTATCTCCTAAAGTATATCAAGGTGCACTTTCCGCTGCAAATACTGCCGTAGATACATATAAAAAAGTATCTCCTAAAGTATATCAAGGTGCACTTTCCGCTGCAAAAACTGCCGCAGATACATATAAAAAAGTATCTCCTAAAGTATATCAAGGAGCAATTTCCGCTGCTTCCAAAACTGCTTCTGCTGCTTCTGCTGCTGCTGAAGCAGCAAAAAATACATATAACAGATTTTCTCCTAAAATAGCTGCAAACTTAAAACAAGGAGCAACTGCCGTAGCAGCCGCTGCGTCTTCTGCTGCATCAGCAGCTGCGTCTGCCGCAAAAAAAACACCAGGAATATTCGAATCAATTGGTAACGCTTTTACTAATAAAACAACAGCGACACCTGTTGCGTCTGAACCATCATCCCAAGTAGCACCACCTAAAGATCTCAATACAACAATTAAAGGTATATTAGATGCAAGTGAATATTAAATTTGTTAAATTTGTTATAATTATAAAAATATAAATATAATAAACATGAAAATTGTTATAAATTCTCATACAAGAAATTATATTGCATTAGAACATTTGTTAGAAAGTATGAAAATTCATGATGAATTTAAATTATATGAAACTATAATAGTTATTGGAGGATATAATGATAGTTATAGTAAATATCATATTCAAAAAGATGAAAATATTACATATATTAAATGTAATCATAATAGTATGGATTTTACAGGATTATTAACATTATTAGATTTATATAATAAAGATATAGATGAATATTATTTTTATTTACATGATACTTGTAAAGTTGGATTAAATTTTTATAAAAAATTAAAATTAGTAAGTGTAACAAATGTTACATCAATGAAAATAAATTTTCATTTTTCAATGAATATTGGTATATATTCACAAAAAATAATTAACCAATTTAAAGATTTTCTTTTAACAACAAAAAATGAAGATGAATCTAGAACAATTGAATTTAAATGGAATCAATGGTTATGGGAAGATTATATTTTTAAAAATGATCCAAATGTTACTATATTAGATAATTATTTTTCTTATTGGAATCCTTCTGGGCCATTTGATTATTATAAAACTGGAAATATGAGAATTATTGAATATTATCCCAATATAGATTTATATAAAATGAAAGCAAATTACGGTGTATCAAAAGTGGCAATTATAAGTAATTAAAAAAATTAAATAAAATAAAATAAAATAAAAAATTGAGCTCTCGTTTTACTCACACTAATTTTTTATTTTATTTTATTTTTAAGAAAAAATAAAATAAAAAATTGAGCT